GATTACCAAAAGATGAACCGGTTCAAACTGTTGAGGGGCAACCAGCGACGGAAACGCTTGATGTGGCAAAATCCGCTTTAAATGGGGCGCAAATTGCGTCGTTAATTGATGTTGTCGCGAAAATAAAAGAGGGAATTTTGACGCCCGAAAGTGCATTGAACATATTGGTTGCATCATTCCCAACAATTAGCGAAACAACCGCGCGTCGTATTGTCGGAATGCCAGCGGTTACGCAAACACCCGTTGTTCAATCATGCGACCGTCACGAATTTGGCGACGATGAAATAAAAGTTTTCGCGGAATTTGGCGAATCGAATGACAATTACATTGTTTTGCATTCCGAACCGATTGAATGGGACACGCCAAGCGCGGACGTTTTCGCGCGAAGTCAACAATTGTTTGACAAAGTTGGCGAAATTTCCGCCAAGTTGACCGGAGGCGATAAAGACGTTTTAAAACTATTAAGCGACGGGGAATCAAGCGACGCAATCGCGAAGGCGTTGAACACGTCGGTTGAAGAAATCGCGAAACGAATTCAATTGATTCGTGAACTTGATTTGATTTCGAAGGGAGGCGAAGTTAACACGCTGGGAAAGTCGGTTATTGACAACCTTGACATTCCGATTTCGAGGTTTGAGGTTCGGTACACATACCAAACCCGTCCCGACGTTCCCCCAGTCAAGACGCAATCAAGGGCGTTTTGTGTTAAATTAATCGAATTGAATCGAAGTTATTCGCGTCAAGATATCGACAACATTTCCGTTCGTGTTGACCGTGACGTTTGGCGTTACCGGGGCGGTTGGTATTCCTTTCCAAAGGACGATCCAAGATATCCAGCGCGAACACCTTATTGCCGTCACGAATGGGTTCAACAATTAGTAATTGCACAATAAATAAAACATGAACTATCTACTTTCAGTTGAAAACCTTAAAAAATTAGGTTTAATCCATCAAAATACCGACACGAAAATCCTTGCGGTTGCGATTCGTCGAAGTCAAGACATTAACGTTCAACCAGCGTTAGGTACACCCCTTTACAAAGCATTATTACAACGCGTTCAAACGAATTCATGGACACCGAATTATTTGACTTTGATGAACGATTATGTCGTGCCGTGTTTGGTTGCGTATGTTGACTACCGTTGCGCGTTATTACTCAATGAAAAGTTGACAAACAAATCGGTCGGTCGTGTTTCAGACGAAAACATTCAAGCGAATGATCGTCAAAATACATACGTTTTTCGCGACCAATTATTAAAGGATGCGCAATTTTACAAGGAACGATTAATTGGTTTCTTGATGGACGACAATGGCGACAATTACCCCGAATACATTGATTGTTGTGGATCGCCTTCAATGTGTCATGAAAAGGTAACAAAGGATCAAACGGGTTATTCACCATTAAATTGGATTATATGAACAAACGCTTTGTTCCCGGAAAAAAGGACATTGAAAAATTGAACAAATATTTGAAAAATGGAAAAGACATTAAACCAATTGATGCGCGAATTCGAAATCATAGCGAACGACCATCGACAAATAAATGATTTTTTCCAAGGTGATTATTTAGACGCCGTTTCAAGGGACGCCGTCGATTACCCGTTAATGGTTGTCACCTTGCAACCGGGTTCAATTTCCGATTTCGGCGTTCAAGTCAATGCGGTTATTTCAATCGCGGACAAATATAACATTCAAGAATATAGACAAATTAACGAAATACATTCCGACTGTTTGTCCATTTGCAAAGATATTCACGTCATTTTGAAGCAATGGCGCTTTGAGGATTTCCTCGACGTGACTGGAACAATCGGAACACAACCATTCATTAACCGTTCACACGATGTGACGGCGGGATGGACAATGACCATTGCGATGAATGTTTATGATTCCGAAGATTGGTGCAAAATTCCCATGGACAATTACGATTTCGGCAATGATTAACGACCAACATATAAGAGGCACGGCGTTAATGTATTTCATTTGCTCGTATATTTTGGCGTTCACCTTATGGTTTCAAGGCGTTTTTTATTTGCAAATGGTCGGATGGACTTTATTTTTTTACAACAATTACCAAATAATATACGAACTTTACGTCAATCAACACAAGGATGAAAACTAAAATTTCAATTTTCGCGTTTTCCTTACTTTCGATTTTAGCACCCGTCAAACCTATGGTATTAATCGCGATTGCGTTTATTTGGCTTGACTTATGTTTCGGCGTTTGGCGTAGCGTTCGGTTGAAAGGTTGGCGGTCCATTCGATCGCGAGGTTTGGCAAGGACGATTTCAAAATCATTGCTTTACGCTGGCGGAATTGTTGCAGTTTATTTCCTTGAAAAATTTGTTATTTCGGATTTAATTGGTTTATTTGTGTCGGTTGAATTGGTATTGACGAAAGCATTCACGTTTTTTTGTGCATTTATTGAAATCAAATCAATCAATGAAAGTTATTTTGACGTGACTGGAAAGGATGTTTTGAAGTCATTTAAAGAATTTTTGACCGCGAAAAAACAACAATGGGACGAATTTAAAAACTAAATATGTACAAAAATATGTACACACGCGAACAAATCGAAAAGGCGGTCAAAGAAAAGGGGTTTAAATGGTTTGACGATCATTCAAACAAAGGTTACGACGTCAACATTGTAGGGGTTCGAAACAATTCCCCCAGCATCGCCGACAAGGTGACAAATGTATTTGACGACCACATCACAATTTCGTTCAAGGACGCCAACGGAACGTGGCAATTCTTTTGCTGGAATGCAACGACCGATCCCGGAAAAAAAGGTGTCGAGAAATTCGGCAATCCAAAAGGCGTTGCGCGGTTGGTTGCTGGTCAATATCGAGGCGTTTGGGCAATCGACAAGCATCGAGGAAAATACGACGCGCTTTGTCAACGACATGGCAACGTTACGGTGTGGCGTGACGGAAATCGTGACATGAAATTTAATGAAATCAAAACGGACACGGGGATGTTTGGAATCAACATCCACAAGGCGGGGATTGATTCGACGTGGGTTGAAAATTGGTCTGAAGGTTGCCAAGTTTTTAAGCGCGTCAAGGATTTTGAAACGTTCATGTTCATTTGCAAAAAAGCATCAAAGATTCACGGCAACAAATTTTCGTATACTTTACTCGAATTATGAGGTTGATTTTATTTGTTTTGCTGGCGTTGGCGATTGTTTCGTGTTCATCTGAACGCAAAGCACAATACCACGTCCGAAAAGCGCTAAAACACGGCGCTAAATTTACACAAGACACCGACACAATTCGAATCGCAACCGTTGATTCGTTCCCGGTAATTGTCAACGATTCCATTGTTTGGGAAAAAATTATTTCGTATCGCGATACGGTAATAATATTCCGCACACTTGAAATTCCAAAAACCAAATGGCAAACAAAAATCGAGTTTCGAGAACGAATCAAAACCTTGAAAATCAAAGGTGACACCGAGGTCAAGATTGTTCGACAACAAGCGAAGGTAAAAAACAACCAAATCGTGAAATATCGAACCAATTGGTGGTTGGTTTTGATTGCGTTCATCCTTGGTTTTGTTTTGCGATTCATTTTGAATTCATCATTTTTTAATCGCTTTGCTTTATTTTTAAAATATAGGGGTGAAATTTAGACCACGAATAACGCGCGAAGAATTCGAGGTTGTTGCGCAATATCGAAGAATAAAGCGCGAATGCGACGAACAAGGAATTGACGTTAAGAACGTAAAACATGGTTGGTTGAAGTCAAAGAACACCAGCTTGTTTTTTAAAAATCCCGAATATGAAAACGAACTATTCGGAAAAATGGAACGGTTGCGCGTTGACATAATAAAGTCAATCGATGAACATTCCCCAGTTTACCCGCAAATCAAAAGGACCAAATCAAAGGATGGTCATTTGTTGGTCATTGATCCCGCGGACGTTCACATCGGAAAACTGGCAACCGCTTTCGAAACGGGCGAGGAATACAATCAACAAATTGCGGTCAAGCGCGTTCACGAGGGCGTTCAAGGAATTTTGGACAAGTCAAGCGGATTTCACGTTGACAAGATTCTTTTCATCGGAGGCAATGACATTTTGCACATTGACACGCCGAAACGACAAACGACCGCTGGAACACCACAAGACACGGATGGAATGTGGTATGAAAATTTTATGAACGCGAAACGTTTGTATGTTGAAATTCTCGAGAAATTAATAACAATCGCGGACGTACATTTCACATTCAATCCGTCAAATCACGATTACACAAATGGGTTTTTCCTTGCGGATGTGATTCAATCATGGTTTCGTAATTGCAAAAACATTACATTCGATTGTTCGATTTCGCATCGAAAGGCATTCCGTTACGGCACAAGTTTAATCGGGACAACACACGGCGACGGTGCGAAGCTTCACGACTTGCCGTTGTTATTAGCTACCGAATTTCCGCATGAATGGGCGCAAACAAAACACCGTTACGTGTACACACACCACGTTCACCACAAAACAAGCAAAGACATAATGTCGGTGACTGTTGAATCTTTGCGTTCACCGTCTGGAACCGATTCATGGCATCACCGAAATGGTTACCAGCACTCACCAAAAGCCATTGAAGGGTTCATTCATCACCCGGAACACGGGCAAATTGCACGCTTGACGCATCTATTTTGAGTAATAAAAGGGATTTTTTACCCTTGTTTTGTTCCTTTTAATGTACTTTTTTCCCTTG